GAAGCGCGAAGCGGTGTTCTTCAGCACCTTCATGGCAACGTCCACGTGGACCGGCGGGTCCGGTGGCGCAACCGACCAGACCGGTGTGGCCGGTACGCCCGGAACCAACGGGTTCAAACAGTGGAACGACGCAGCGTCCACTCCCATCGAAGACGTGCGTGCGCAGATCGTCGCCATCGCAGAGAAGACCGGCTATCGGCCGAATGTTCTCACGATCGGTGCCGAGACCTGGGCAGCACTCGTCGATCATCCGGACATCCTCGACCGCATCAAGTACACCCAGAAGGGTGTTGTGTCCATGGACTTGTTCGCCAGCCTCTTGGGGCTCGACAAGGTTGTGGTCGGTTGGGCGACCCGGAACACCGCAGAGCAGGGCGCAACGGCCGCGTACGACTTCTTCGCATCGAAGTCCGCGCTGCTCACCTACTCCGCGAAGGCTCCGAGCCTCATGGCTCCTTCCGCTGGGTACACGTTCGCGTGGACCAAGCGCTTCGGTAACGGCCCCGACGGCCAGCGGATCAAGAAGTTCCGCATCGAAGAGCGCGAGGCCGACCGCATCGAGGGTCAGATCAACTTCGCAATGAAGGTGGTCGCCTCCGAGCTGGGCTGCTTCTTCGCTACCTGCGTGGCCTAACAGCCACTTCTAGGGTGACGGGCGCGGCTCCGGCCGCGCCCAGCCCGTATCCTTAGAAAGGGGATCGAAATGGGACGTGAGTTTAACAGACGCGAACCGGACGTTCCCGGCGCGCCTCACCTTCGCCACATCCGACAGAGTGTCGCTCTTGCCGCGTTCACTGATGGCACCGGAGCTTCGGGTACGTTCGTCCTCACCAACGGGACCATTCCTGTCGGTGCGGTCGTAACGGCCTGCTTCTTGGAAGCGCTTGTCGGTTTCTCTGGCGGCACTGCGGTGATCACCGTTGGCGACGGTAGCGATTCCGATCGCTACATGACCGGCACGCCCGATGTCGCTTCGACGTTGGCTACCGGTCTCGACCTGGGCGTTCCTAGTGGCGCGAAGTATCATGCTGCTGCGAAGTCCGTCACCATCACCATCGCAGAAACGACCGACTTCGGTACCATCGTGGCCGGGTCGCTCCGCATCGTCGTCGAGTACTTGGAGCCGTAAACGATTTCTCGTTCGCACGGGTAGGGCGGCTACGGCCGCCCGCCTTTAAAGTCGGTCGTTCCACAGGAAAGGACGCACTGAAATGGACCCCCAGGAAGAGTCGCGCGCGTACGATCCAGCCCTGCATGAGCTGGTGGCCAGGAAGCCGTTCACGTACAATGGTCACGCGTTCGCAGCAGAAGATCCCCTCCCCAGCATGCCTGAGCCTGACGCGCGCAAGTTGGTTCGCGTCCGCTTCGCGAAGGTCGTCGCCGGCACACAGTCTGTGAGCCTGGAGAAGACCGAGGTGGAGGAGTCCGTGTCGGAGGCCCCCGCGCCCGCGCCAGCGCCCAGGAAGCGTGGTCGGCCAAAGGGTTCGAAGGACAAGTCGCCGCGCACTAGGCGCAAGACGAAGAAGAGCTAGGAGGCAGCGTTGCCATACGGCAGTTCAGCGTCGACAGATGATCAGGATGCGGTGATGGTGCTCGTCGGAGACACGGATCTCTCTGACCAGCTCCTTGACGACGACGCGTACACCATGATCATCGCGCAGGAGTCGTACCTCTACGGTCGCGCTGCGCTCGCGTGCGACGCCATCGCCGGCAAGTACGCGCGCCACATGCGGAAGCGCGTCGGTCAGCTGTGGCGCTTCGCAGGACAGCAGTACGAGCATTACCGGGACCTGGCCCAGTACTACCGGCTGGAGTCGGCACGACGTGGTCGTGGCGCTCCGTGGGCCGGAGGCCAGTCCATCATCGACATCAATGCGCGCCGCAACGACACTGACAAGCCAGACTCGTACTTCACTCTCGGCATGATGGACAGCCGGTTCGCCACGCCGTTGCGAAATGAAGAACTCGACAACGGGAGCTAGACACCAATGACACCTGCAGCGAGTCTTGACGGACAGTGGAATGAGTACCGTCGTTTGGTGCTGTCTGACATCGGGGACCTCAAGCAAGACGTGGTCGCCGTCGACGAGAAGGTGGACACGATCATCGTGAGTGTGGCGAGCCTCAGGACGGAATTGAGGCTACAGCAGATGAAGACAGGATTCATCGGCATGGTGGCCGGCGCCATCCCGGGCATCGCCGCCGCGCTCTACATCCTGGCCAGGTAGGGACATGTCGTTCGAGTCCGATTTCGAGGACATGTTCCCGTTCACGGTGACCATCCATCCGTTCTCTTCGGAGGCTGCCGATGGGACGCCGACGTACGGAACGTCGTACACGAAGAAGTGCATGATCGAGGATGACGTCAAGCATTGGCGCTTCATTGATCGCTCCGAATTTGGGCCAAGGCGGATGTTGTTCTTGGACGACATCAACCTCGACCTGAAAGACAAGATCGTGTTCCCTACGGGGTTCGCGCCGAACGAGTCGACCGTCACGTACGTCTTCCGCGCGTCGGACGAGGACGGGTATCATCACACCGAGGCGTTCGTATAGTGGGTCTCCTCAGGTCGAAGGCGTTTGCTCATGTCCTGGGAATGAATTCGACGCTGACGGCGATGGCGTTGGTCAGCGTTCGGGCTCGCAAGGCCTGCTTGAAGGGCATGTTGGATGAGATCAACCATGTCCTCGATGACGCGGACAAGCTGATTCCCGTAGACACGGCGGCGGCAGCGGACAGTCGTTGGGTCAGAGAGCCGGAGGAGAAGGGCGCCAACACTTGGGTGTCTGGTGGGTACGGACCAGCGATGGCGGAACGGAACAGACGCAACCCGCCCTGGCCCAGTAGCCATGAGTACGTGCCGACGATTCACGAGACTACGAAGCAGCAGTTTCGTCGTGGTCAGAGAAAGTTTTTGGAGATTCCGTTCTTGCTTCATCAGGATCACATGCTGAGCAGAGTCACCACCATCGCAAAGGGTGTCTTCTAATGCTGATTGAAGATATCGAGACGTTGCTGAGCGCGTCAGCGCCCTTCACTGAGGGGAGCGACACGTTCACCGTCCGAACGTACCTGATGCCAGACGGGTCGAGTATCGATGCCTGCATCGTCCTCTCTGAGGGTGAAGGCGGCGGGAAAGACATCAGGGCAATGGGGGCGTCACTGGCGGCCCCAATCAGGGAGAGGCCGATCCTTCGCGTCCGCGTCCGGAGCGCGAAGAAGTCGTTTACGAACGCCCGCGCTGCAGCGGAGACAGTCCATCAGCTCTTGAGCGGGTACAACGGAACATTGAGCGGACGGCTCTACTACATCGAGGCAGTGCATCCGCCGCGCTTCCTTGAGCATGACCGGAACGATCGGATCGTCTTCGAGACGAACTACTTAGTACAGAAACAACGGGGGTAAGAAGATTCAGATTGTGAGGGTTGAAAGCTAGAGAGTAAAGTGGAACGCATTATCAGGATCGAACCGTTGCAGGATCCGTTTGCTGAAGAGGATCTCAGGCACATCAAGAAGCACCTCGACGACCTGAGTCGCACAGAGAACGGGCATTGGAGTGAGCTGACCTTCAGCTTCGTATCGTCCCCGCCACCCGCGTACAAGTTCAACCTGATTCTGGATACCGGTCATGAGTACTCACACAACATCGTGTGGCAGCCTCATCTGACTTTCGACTTTCCTCTCGGCGCCGGTTGGTTGGTTCCGGTCGTTGATGCCATCAGGCCGATCGTACGCGCGACGCTAGCGTTCTTTCAGAAGTACCCGACGATCACGCTCTTGAGGTTTGAGCACATGGACAACGGAGGCCCATGACGCACGAACAGTTAGTACGGCAGCTCGCGCAGCTTCAAGCGCAAGCGCAGATGCTGGTGCAGTCGATCGGGACCGCGATCGATCTAGTGGGTGAGCCGGCGCGGCCGGAGCCAGAGCTGCCGGTAGAGGATGAGGATGGGAATTGCCTGCACCCGGAAGACGTCCGGACGCCGGCCCCCGCGATGGGAATCAACAGGAACCGATATCACTGCGGCCGTTGTAACGGCTACGGTGGTGTGATAGGAGAAAAACAGGAATGAGCAAGTTCAAGCACGTGGGCGCATGCCCAGTCATCACGCCGGACGGTCGAGAGATCGGTCGCCAGTCGGACAGGACCGTCGTACAGGGCACAGTCTTCTCGGCCGATTGGTCGGAAGAGACCGTAGCCTTCCTCGTCAAGATTGGCGCCATCGAAATCGTCGCAGAAGAGCCCGTTGAGGCGCCTGCGTACGAGCCTGACTTCCCGGCTTTTCCAGTAGAGGAGTAACGAATGGCTGTTGGGCCTTTCACAAACGCTTTGGTCGTGTACGGAGAGTTCGATATCTCCGGCGACCTGAATACCGTTCAGGTGGACGAGAAAGCCGACATGCTGGAGCGCACCGTCTTCGGTGACACCACGCGTCGCTTCCAGGCTGGCCTACGCGCCGTCGAGGTAGCTGGTAGTGGGTTCGTCGACTTCGACACCACAACTACTCCTCCAGGCATGGAGGGTGGACTGTTCGCTGAGATTGGCGCGGCGCAGAAGAACCTTTCCTTCGCACCTGCAGCAGTTGACGGATCAGTCGCCTATGTGACGAAGGGTGTTTCGGATTCGTTCGCATGGAACCTGACCCCGTCGGAGCTTGGTAAGTTCGACTGGGCGGTAAAGGGGAATCGACAGCTCGGGCGAGGGCATCTCTTGCAGGCCCCGACCAACGAGACGGCTACGTTGACTACCGCCATTCAGGAGACGGGCGCCACGCTCGTGACGCAGTCCATGGTCTGCAACCTGCACGTGATCGAGTTCGATGGCACGTCGCTCGATGTCGTCGTTTACAGCAACGACACGAACGACGAAGTGACGCCCACGGCGGTCGCGACGTTCGCCCAGGCAACCGGACTGACGTCGGAGCAGATCGTGGATGCAGGCGCAGTGACAGACACATACTGGTACGCGGTTCTGACGTTCACGGGCACCAGCTTCAAGGCCGCAGTGGCCATCGGTATCACCGATAACGCCTAAACGGCGCGATCGTTTCAAGAGGAGGAACCTGCCTTGGCAGTAGCAAACTTCAGTGACGCATCCGTTACCATCAACTCCGTTGATCTGAGCGATCACGTCGAGTCCGTCCGTTTGGAGACGAAGGCTGACATGCTCGAAGAGACGGCAATGGGCGACACGACTCACCAGTTCCAGGCGGGCCTGCTCGACTGGTCTTTGGAGGTCGTACTCTTTCAGGACTACGCCGTCGGCTCGGTCGACGCGACCCTGGACGCCCTCGTTGGCGCAGCCGCATTCCCGATCATCATCCGACCGGACAGCGCGGCGAAGAGCACCACGAACCCGGAGTACACGGGCAACGGGGTTCTCGAAGGTCATCAGGGCCTCGGCGGTGGAGTGGGTACCTTGCAGAAGGTGACCGCACGCATCCGTCCTGCCGGCGCGCTCACACGCGACGCTTCGTAAGTTTTTTCATCGTCTCCGGTTTTTCCTGGCCGGAGCACTGAGACGTTCCCTGCGGGAGTTGGTGGGGCGAGCCGAAACGGGTCCACGGCTCGCCCCGTCACCCTTTAATTTGGAGAAAGCCAATGCCCGCACTCTCAGCCGTACCAGTCGCAACCAAAGTCATGATCGACATGGAGCGTCCGATTCGCTTCACGTGGTCGTCCGTCTGTCGCTTCGAAGAGAAGTACGGAAAGTCCATCCCCGACTCGCTCTCCGCGCAGCTTGGTATCAGCCTGACGACTCATCTCGTCTGGGCCGGTCTTCTGCACGATGAGCCCAACCTGAAGATGGCCACCGTCGAAGCGCGGTGCGGTGCGTACATCGATCGCGGCGGTGACATCCAGCAGCTGGCCAAGGCAGTCTTGGAAGCTCTGGTCGACTCCGGCGTCATCGGACGCCCCGACGCGAAGGCTCAGGACGTCGCTGACGAAGACGTCGCCGTCGAAGAAGGTGAGGCCCCGGGAAACGACTAGCCCCAGAACGTCTAACGTTCAAGGAGCTGCTCGACCATTCGTACCAAATGGCGCTCGTGGAGGCTCAGCTCCGGAAGGAAGAGTTCTGGGCTTCCACGCCTGGTGAGGTCATGGAGTTAGTGATCGCATCGCGTTTGCGTCGTAACAGAGATTTACTTGTCCGCTCGTTCGAACTTGGTCATCTGGTCATGTTCGCGCAGGGCGTATCAGAAGATGATCGCGAGAAGTTCACTCCGATAGAGATCTTCAAGAGGATGCCCGGAACGCATCTGGATCTTGAACCGGAGTTGATGAAGGCCTCCCAAGCGAACACTTCGCCGGAGAGGGCGAGGCGCTTGGCTATCAAGAGGGTGAACAAACTTGGCAGCTGAATCCACACTCGGCACCGTCCTAATCAAGCTCGGTCTTGACACGACCGTATTCGCTCGCCAGATGGCGGGTGCCGTCGCGAAGATGACCGGACTCGGTGGCATTGCCACCAAGCTCGGCTCTTCGCTCGGCGTGCTCACCATTGCGCTGGCGGCCTTGGGCGGCGCGGCCGTCTTGCAGGCGGCCAAATTCGAGAAGGCGTTCGCTAAGGTCAAGCGCGTTCTGGATGGTGAGGCTGCGCCAGCCGTAGCCAAGCTCCGCAAAGAGATCCTTGAGATGTCGACGGTCATCCCCGTCGCCGCCACCGAGCTTGCGAAGATCGTAGAGCTGGGTGGTCAGATGGGCTTGAAGGCCTCCGAGCTGGCCAAGTTCACCG